TGTTATAGTCGATATTACTGTACTAGGTGCTGAATAGCTAAATCCATAAAAACCTGCACCATTAGATCCCGGAGTTCCCGGACTACCGGGGCTTCCCGGAGTTCCATCAGTTCCTCTAGCAGCTATCATTGTAACAGTTACAGTGTTTGCACCTTCTGTATAAGCTATTGTGGTTCTATTCCACATATAAGGCAAAGATGAAGTTAAAGCCCCAGCTCCAGAAAAAGTGCCTGACCAAGTACCAGTAGGAGCAGTAGTTGCACTAGCTCCTCTTTGATACTCTTCTGTTATACTTGTTATTCCTTTACCGTCTTTAACATACTGAGTAATCAATGAAACAGGGCTATCTATAGGAGCACCTGAACTTCTAGTATTGCTATTATAATTCCATAAATATCTGTTACTAGATGTTGGTGTTTGTGGACTAGTTGACCATCCTCCAGAAGCTATGGTAGGAGCAGTTGTAGTATTAGTCAGTTTGTAATATTCAATAGTCCCCGTATAACTTATGCCATTACTACCGTTTTGAGCTAGTATTTGAGCAGCAGCCCATTCAGAAGGACCGATAACATCAGTAGTTGCAGTAGATATTGCAGTAGCTGTAGTAACGTATAAAGGATCTGTACCTGCAGGAATACCTCTAGTCCAACTATTGTTAGCTGTTGTACTTGCTCCTGTGGCAAATGTGTACGTTATGTTTGCAGTAGGTAGAGCAGGAGTGCTTGCAGCTCTTCTATATAAATATATAGTAGCACTATTTAAACCGTCTGTACCACTAGAAGACAGTACAACAGGAGTAGACCACTCATTACTAGCAATTGTATCAGTACTGCTTGCTGAACTTGCTGTTGCTGCAATAACATAAAGCGGATCACTTCCTGAAGGAATTGTAGTTGTCCAACTGTTGTTAAACCCTGAAAGAGTTTTAGTATCAAAATTATATGTACTAGTAGTAGAAGGTCTAGTAGGAACTGAAGTAGCTCTTCTGTATAAATATACAGTAGCATTGTTTAGTCCCGGATCTCCTGAACCACCAGCAGCTAATAATTGCCAATCTAAAGGAGAACTTCCCGGAGTATCATTAATAGTAGTTCTTAAAGCTATATAGCTAGATCCTAGATAAGTTACTATATCTCCTTTACTGTAAGTAGTTCCGCTATTGTAATCGCCTCTAGGCTCGTTTTTAGTAGCCTCAGTATGCTCTACTCCCAACTGTATACCGTTTGAAGTTACATTAAATACAGCAGACACTAAGGGAAAACTAGGGGATTTAAATACTAAGCGTTCTACGTTTATCCAAAATTCGCTATCAAAAGCAGTTGCAGGTGTTTGACCATCTGCACCTGAAGGTTGAGTTAAACTTCCTGCTCCTGCGCTATTTAAACCAAAACCAGAACGGTAATAGACTCCGTTAATCATTAAAGTACTATTAAAATCAAAATTACTATTTACTGTAGCAATTTCTCCATCCGTATAAGTTTTGTTATCTATAAACAATTGACTAAGAGCACTACCAACTAAACCTGTTTCAGACCTTACATCGTTCGCTAAATCTACAAAGAATTTACTATCAGACACAATTCCATCTGGTCCAGTTTGTTGCCAATTTACTCCATTAAACGTGTAATAACTATGATCTCTTGTTAAAGAGTTAAAAGTACTAAGAACATCACCTCTTGCAATATAAGTGTTTCCGATACTGCTACCAATTGGTACAGCAACCCAACTACCGGAGGGATTATAATAAAGAACGTTATCTGGTTTAAACCAATATAAAAAAGTAGTTCCAGTTATTACTTTTGTTATTTGGTTTGCAGGAGGATCGTCAGGATTACTTATGTAACTAATATCTGCAGGAGCATTTGTTCCTTGCCATGCGTAAAATTGAGATACTTTGCCATCAGCAGCACCTTTAGCAATTGCAGCTTCTTGTAACGCTTCATATATTGAAGTGTCTGTAATGGCTAACCATAGATTGTTTTTAGCTTGATACCAAAAAGCATTTCTACTGTCTTTAAAATAAACTATATTACCGTTAGCATTATCTTGTAAGGCTTCTGTATTCCAAGCACCAGATATAATCTGCAAAGCATTAGCTTCACTAGTAGCAGCAGCAATACTAGGTATTCCTGTTATTGTTACCGAATCGTTAAACGTTTCATAAAAATAGTATTCTATTTTTCCGTCTAATTGAGCATCAATACGGGTTTTATCAGGAGTGTACGTGTTAGTTATAAAATCTTGTGCTTGTTGATCTGCTAAGATCCAATCACCTGCTAAATACCCTGTTGCTCTTGTTATTGTGCTAACTTTAATTATTTGAGGTGTAACAGAACTATCTACCCATAAGTCCCCTAAATCATAAGGACCAGTTGGCTCTACTAAAAACACTCTACGCTTACCATCAGCTAGGTCTTTAGCTTGTAGCGCTATTATTAAAGCATTAGCTGCATCTGTGTCTGTAATTAATGCCCAAGTGTAGCCTTCGGTATCTGTAGCAAAAGGAGAAGATAAGTCTTCTGCAGTTTTAATAAATTTAAAAGCTCTTAAATAATTTCCAGTACCAGCTTCATACTGTATGTAAACATCACCTATATGATCTTGTCTTACTAGTTCATTGTTGTTTGTGTTATCTATAGCTATCCAAGAAGCGTAAGGTTCTGCACTTACAACAAGTTGATCATCATTAGTGTTAGTGTTGGGATTTTGTATTCCTGTCATAACGTCATAAGTACCGCTTACGTACTCTACAACGCCATCATTTTGATTTTCTAGTACACCTACTCTAGACAATAACCCTGTACCATCTGGAGTGTTTCCAGTAGTTAGTCCTACATAAGTTTGCAACCCACTAATTGCTGAAGCATTTCCTGATAGTTCTTCATCTACTGAAGTTAATCTTGAGTCTAAAGCTTCTATACTGCTTGCAAGAGCTGTGTCCTCATTAGCATAAGCAAGTTCTACATTAGTTATTCTTGAACTTATATCGTCATTGAAAGAAGCTACTAAATCAGTAGCAAAAATGGTTAAAGCTTCATCAGTAGTTGCAAGAGCTGTTGTAAGCTCTACTCTAGTAGCATACACATTTTCTATAGAAGCGTTTAGGGTTTCTAATCTTGAAGAAACTACTCCATTAATAATAGAGTCTATATTTATTTGTTCTACATAAGTATTTCTTGCTACGTCTATTGAGTCTATAGCATTACGTACATCTTGAACTAAAAGATTATAATCTATTTGACCGTTTGCTACAGCTGTATTAACTACGTTATCAATAATAGCAGTAAGCCATTCGGGAGCTTCATCAGTACTAACAGAAGCAAACAACCCATCACCTACTATAGAATACTCTTTTTTAGTAGCTGTAATTGTTTGATCTTTATTGGTTTGAGGACATATTTCTTTAGATACTGTGCTAGATACAGGAATACTAGCAGCAGCTATAATTTCTTGACTGTTTAAAGATACTAGGTTTTTATCATCAATCGACATACACTTCAGAAACCTTTGCTAAAAAATTGCCGTTATTCACTGTATTACATAATAACATCAATTTATAAGTAGGTCGTAAATAATACCTATCTGCTTTAGTTCCTTTTTCAGATTCCAGCGCATCTACTGTAGCTTGAGATAAAGTTAAACCTACTTTCCCGTTTATAGCATTTTCTACGGTTAATGAACCAGAATCTACAACTACTTCGTCTTCAAGTTTTACTAGTTGATAATCAAAAGTATCTGTGTTTTCTATTACTAAAGGTAAGGTAGAGCCGTCAGCTTTGATAGTGAATACAAAATTGTTTTCTACGCCTTTTGTGATAACAAATCTATCTATGCTGCAGCTCATAATTTTACCTTACTGTTTAGTCTTCAAAACTAATGCTATACCTATTTCGCATTTTAACACTAGCTAAGCCTGTTTTGGGATTTCTTACGTGTTGGGGTATTTTAATTTCTTTAAGACTATTAATATGACCCATTCTAACTTCAACTTTTTCATTTAAAGGAAGAATTTTAGTGCCTAAATCAAAATATTCATTTCCGCAACTTACAATACATGTTGTAGTGTTATTATTTACACGTTGATCGTTATCAATAATTGTTACTACTCTGGTAACTTTTGCAGCTGCTTCTCTTTGTCTTCGTTTTTGAAGCGTTGAAGAAATTACAGCTTTATTTTCTTCTTTTACTTCTTTTTCTTTGCTTTCAACTACTTTTTGAAGTGCTAGTCCAGAAGTTTCTTGTGATTCGTAGAATTCTTCTATTTTAGCAGATATTTGAGCTGCTCCAGCTGTCTTTGCGTATTTAACACCAAGCTCGTCTGCTTCTTGTCTTAATTCTTCTAATGTTGCCATAATTTCTAAGCCTTTTAGGTTATTTAGATTTTTTGTACGTTTATATAATAAAGGTAAACCCCGTTAGAGGTCTACCTTTATATTACTACTTACTGTTACTGTCTAGCAGAAACTAGTACTTTAAGGATCTTTTCTTCTTCTAAGATAATACCTGCATAATAGAAGTTATAAGAGAAGAAACCATTAGTACCGTAAGGGTTTTCTTGAGTTACAAACTCAGGTGAACGAGCATGGAACTTGATTTTACCTTGACCTTTAAGACCAACAGTTGCAAAAGCATCTTGAGTTGGGAAAAGGATTGGGAATACGTCAAAGTTACCACGATCAGCAGCATTAGCAGAAGCTAGGTTAGTAGCACCTGTAATAGACAAATCACCAGCGTAGTTTTGTGGAGGTACAGCACCTTCACCTGCATAAACTACTGCAGCTTCAGATTCGATGAAACGAATTTCATGCATTGCACCAACTTCACCTTCAGCAAGAGTACCAGCAGAGCCGTACTTATGAGAAGGGATATAAACGAACTCAGTAGTTCCGTTATCAGTTACAGTACCACGAGTAAGAGTTTCTAAATCACCCTTAACGTTAGCACCAATAACAGCGTAATACGCTTTATCTACGGTACGAGTATCGATTTTAACATCACCAGTAATCATCTTGGTGTTCTTAGTAGCTCGGTTACGAACTAGTTTACGAACAGCTTTACGCATCAAGTCGTAAGTAACCATAGAGTCTTCGTCAACTTGAGCTAGACTAGTAGCAGAACCGCCATACATTACTGTAGGAGTTGCTAACATGTCTAATTGACATAGATCTTCCATACGTGAGTTAGCTAATTCACCAAGCTCTTCACGATAACGAACTTGCATTGCGTCTTCAGAAAACAACTCAACTTCGTCACTATATTTAATCATCTCACCGTAACGAGCAAGAGATGTTTCCATAGTGATTTTTTCTAGAGTACGCTGGTTTACTGCACCTGCACCTTCAGCCAAAACTGAATTAGATAAAGCTGTACTAACTTCATCTGCAGTACGCAAAGTCATGAAACCTTTTTCACCAAATTCAGCGTTATCAGGTTTACGATCATACATATGCAAGAACTTAGAAATCTTAAAAGTCTTACCCATTTTTTTAGGCATCATTTTTTTAGATGCAAATTGCCCATATACGTTGACACGGTTAGCAGCTTTAATACCAGCTCGGTCATAATAATGAACAATAGTGTTAGCACCTGCAGTTGCAGTAGTAGTGCCGTTACCATATACGTTTGACATTGTGATAGTCCTTATTAACTAAAATTGTAGAGATTAATATCTCAAAAGATGATTATATGTCTAAACTTTTGTACCAATCTTCAAAAGCTTCGTCAGAGCTATCTAAGTAATCTACAAGACCCTTATTGGTTGCTGAAGCTTTACTTGGTGCAGCAGCTTTTCTTTTAACTGAAGCTTCTTTTACAGTATTACGTTTTTCAGAGCTTGCTTTAACTTGTGCTAGTTTTTCTTTTTTAGCAGAAGCGTCAAGTTCTTTTTGACGTTGTTGTGCTTTATAAGCTTCTTGTTGAGCATTTTTGTTGAAGTACTCTTCTGCAGCTTCTTTATAGTATTCAATGTCAGGTCTTCTGCCTTTATCATAAACTTTGTGCTTTTCCATTAAAGGTTGTAGTGTTTGATAAACACCACTTTTAACGTCAGCATGTAAAAGCTTAATCATTTCTGGTTTGTCACTTATGACATTCCAAGAAGCTTCATCCCATTCTTTTGACAGAATACTTTGAGTAGTTGCATACTCAGCATCGCTGCTGATTTCATCAACAATATCTTTTATAGCGAGACTTTTATCATCTCTGCCATAGTCTTTAGCAACGTATTTGCTGTCTTCTTCAGTATCTAAATCGAGGGTATCTACACCTGTTCTTTTTAATACTTCTGCAATAGCATTTTTGTCGCCCTTCAGTACGTCAATCATCAAACTTACATCTGAATGGTCAAGTTTTGCTTGCTCAATAGCATCAATTGTTTTACGCCAAGGTTTGATGATTTGCATCTTCTTAGTGTAATCCATTGCTTGACCAAAAATTTCTGGGAAGCGATCTACAATCTCTTCACTAGTAAACTCATAGTCTTTGCCATTAGCTTTAAACTTATATGACTGTACTGGTTGCTCTTCATCTTTTTCTTCAGTCTCTTCATCAGAACTGGCGTCTTCTTCTTCTTCAGAGGTTTGATCGGTTTCCTCTTCAGCAGTTTCTTCGCTGTCTTCTTCTTCAGTTTCTTCAGTACTTTCTTCGGAGCTATCAACAGAATCAGATTCTTCTTTAAGATTGTCTTCTTCTGTATTGTTTTCTAATTCTTCTTCTTCAACAACGATTTCTTCAACAGTTTCTTCTTGTTCTTCTTCGTTGTTGTTTTCTAAATCTGTTTCTGGAGATTCTTCTTGAGCTTTTGCTTCTCTAAAAGCAGCTTCAAGCTGCTCGTCACTCATATCAAAAAAGCTATCTTCATTATCCATGATGTTCTCCTTACTCTACTTCTTCATCATCAGTTTCAGGAGGAACATGCCCTAGATTTTTTATCATTATAAAATGATCTTGAAGACTAGATACAGCAATCAAATCTTCCATTACTGCGCTTCTTTCACCATTTCTTACAATATCGTCTCTAGCTAATAAACTAACACCATCAATAGCTTTGTCTTTAAAATAGCCTTGAAGAATTAATCGTTGAAATCTTGGGTCTTTTTCAAGACTATCCAAGTCACTTTTCATATCAATCCAGTATTGATTTTCTACTTCATACAATTGTTCTTCAGTTTGTTCATCAAGGTTGTTCATTTAAGAATCCTTTATTTTAGTTAGTGGTTAAATTTACTATTTGTTAGTCTATATAGTACATAATTAATCAATTTCACACAATTTTTTATTTTTTAGCTGGTTTTTTATCCATTTCTTTTTTAGCAGCTAAACATTCACCAGCTTGATTGCATTTTCTATATGTTTTACATTTATTGCAAGGTTTCATAGTATTTCCTATTAAGTTATTGATTTAACTACCATTTTTCTCTGTTTGCCCAATAAGCTGCTGACATTTTTCCTTTAGCTATGTTTTTTGCATGTCTAGCTTTAAAAGATTTTCTTCTTTTACTATCTTTTTCTGATTCTCCTTTTTTCTTAGGAGAACCACTAACACCTTGCTGTCCAAATCTAATAATTTTTTGAACACCATTCTCACAAGCTTTAACTACATGAGATTTTGTTTTATGGCTAGGTGTTTTCTTAGGAGAGTTACACGCTAACTCTTCTGCTAAAGACATAACTACTGTCCCATCATGCTTTGAGCTAAGCCTTGAGGAGCAGAAGGTTGAGCTTGTACAGGTTGTCCACCTTGTTCTGCTGCCATTTGTTGTTCTATTAATTCAATAGCTTGCATAATAAGCTCAGGAGGAACTCCTTGTTCTACTAGATCTTCTGGATCTACTCCGCTTAACAGCAACTCAGCTATCTGCTCTATTGTAGGCATTCCACCTTGCTGTGGCTGTGGAGCATTACTTGCCATACTTTGCGCTAAACCTTCCATAAATAATTCCTCTTTTAAAACGTTGTATTAATTTTTATTTAAAGCCATTTTACGAATTTCATCATTACTCCAACCTTTATCGCTTTCCATTAGAGTAATAGCGTTACTTAGTTCAATTTCACTTAAACTATTATTAGGACCGAATATTTCATCTATTCTTTGAAAGTTATTATTTCTATTATTGCTTTCTTGTTCTAAACGTTCACTATTAGCCATACTTTTTACACGTTCATTTTGAACTGGTTCTTTTGTAAAATAATCAAAAAGACCGCTTATACTGCTTCCAGCACTTTGCATTTTACGTTTAATAGCTTGTCCTAAATCTTGTGAAACGTTATTTCTGCTATCTACAGCGTATTGAGACGTAGATAAAGGGGCATTATTTGCAATTGCTTCTCTATCTGCCATTTGCTGTATTTCAAAGTTTTTAGTTAGTTTATTTTCTATTTCAGACAACACTTCCTGCCTTCCTAAATCTTGAGCAGCTGTAGCTATTTGTCTTTTCTTTTGTTGTTCTGCTTTTAATCTAGCGTTCTCTTTTAATCGAATAAGCTCTTCAGCAGCTCTAGCATTTTTTTCGTTCATTGATACTTGTTGCGTAGTACTACCGTTATCGTAAAGCATTACCTAACTCCTATATTTTTATCACCAGCTGCTTTTTGAACTAGCATCTGCTCTATGTTGTTTCTGTGTTTAACTATATCTTGTTCTATAGCTTGTTGATGTTTAAATCTTTCTAGTTCCAGTTTTTCTCTGTGACTAAAACCTTCATCTTCTCTTAAATACTTAAGATCAATCATATCAGTATCACTGTTTAATTTACGAGCTTTAGCAGCCTCTACAGCAGCTTTATTTGCTTTAAGTTGAGCATCAATACCATTTTCTTTAGCTCTTGCATACTTATCAGCAATATCTGCTTTAAGTTTTTCATTTTCCAGTTTTAAATTTTCAAACTGTAATTTTTTAATTTCTTCTTCTAAAGGATCTGGTTGAGGTTGATAATCTCTCATTTTCTTAGCTTCTTCTGGCATTCTCATTAGTTCCATTATGCTTGCCATAATAGATCTACGAATAGCAGGGTCTTCTGATGGACCTAATGTTTGAAGTAAGAAAGACAGTTCTTGAGATTTAGCAGCATTGTCTTCTGCAGTAGATATAGTTATGTCTAAATCAATTCTACCTTCTAGATCGTCTTTACGAATAGGTACAAATTCGTCATTAGTTATACGAACAATTTCTTCGTCTTCTAAAAATTCAGAATTGTATGACATCCATTTACGTATAAGAGGCTTAATCAAGTTTTCAGCAACGTTACGTACTATATTGATACGTCTGGTAGCTGTAGCGTCTAAAGCTCCTCTAGCACCTGTTGCAGTGCTTCCTAAGCTACCTGAATTAATACCACCACTAAATGATTTAGTTCCTGTAATCGATTCAATTTCATTATTCATTAAACCTATCATGTCAAAAGCAGAACTAGGTATTTGATTATAACTACCCTGCCAAAAATCGTCTCTACTTCCGTTATACTCAAAATTTTGACCATTTAAAAATTTCTTTTTATTAATATGATCTAATGCATTTTTTCTTGTACCTACTTGTCCATTAGTAGATTGAGTCATGTTATCAATGATTCCACGAATAACAGCTGTTTTTACTTTTTGGTTATCTCCAATAAGTTCAGCATTAGCTTCTCCATGAATTTGAAAAGGAATACTGTTAAAAGGAGCAACTACAAAAGGAGGTTTTTTATCTGGATACGGATTAGTCTGTAAACGAATAATAGTGTCACCTACCCAACAACAAACTATTGCTTCTGCTATACCGTCTCCATCTACATCATAATTACCCCAATACTCATGTATAAGTAATTTTTTACGAGGTTCATCTGTAAATTTAAATTCTGTGTCGTCTGGTGCATCATAGTCAAAATCATCAGCACAACCTTTTATAGCTTGCTCAATGTTTTTGTATCTACCATCTTTTCTTAGAGTAGAAGGATCACTTTCATATCTGTATATAACAAACTGTGCGTTGTCTAAGTTATCTTGACAAGTAGGGTCTAAATAGATGTCTTCATTTCTGCAAACTTTAGCAGTAGGTTGATTACGTACAATTACGGTTTCTGTTACTTCTTCTAAAACTATTTCTTCTTCACCGAATTCATTTACAACTACAGTCTCTACTGTTTTAGTTACTTCTTTATCTTCGTAGTCCCAACCTGTTTGTACAACTACTGTACCTTCTCTATCAAATACTTTTACGGCTTTTGATATAAAATTAAATCTATCAAATTTACGACAAAATTGAGTATTTAATAAAAGTTCATTTTGAACAGCTGCTGCTTTGTCTTCAAAAGTAATAGGAACACATTTTATAATGTTAGATGTACTAACAAAAGGATCTACAATAGTAGCGTGTTGCCACTCTGATTGCTTTTTTATGTCTCTAGAAACAATTGCAGATTTCCCTTTTTGTTCGTTTCCGTAGGGATCGCCATTATATTCTCTTTTCCATTTAGAAATTAGAATATCCTGATCTGTTTTTAGTAGATCAGCTGCTTTTAAATCTGCTTTTAGAGCATTGAGTAGTTCACTTTTTTTAATCTTCATCAGTACTCTACGTTTTCAGTTAATATAGTCATATAATAAATGGTATTAGTTAATAAATCCATACTAGTAGTACGTCCACATTACAGGTATTCCGTTTCTTGTATCTACATGTACAAAATTTTCTCCAATACCGATACCATTAAAACCTAATTTTATAGCATTACTTACAATAATATGCCTTTTACCTGCACCTGCTATTTTTATATCTGCTGCAATTCCTTCTGCATGAGTTCCCGGTTTTTCTTTTCTTATTTCTAAACTATGAATAGATGAACGATAACCACTAGTTACAATAAAAGGAAATCCGCATATATGTCTTAATTCATCTAGTTTAATTAAAAAGTCTTCATTCATATTGTTTTCATTAGTTTCCTGACAATTAAATTCTGAAAGCTTAAAATAGCTTAAATCCATAAAAATCCTTAATAATCACCTTGAATAATAAGACGACCAGAAGTTATTAACTCTCTTCTGCTTCCTTCTGATGCTACTAAATACTGATTAAAAACACCTGTAAAATTTAATTCTGAATTAGGAACGTAAACTATAAACTTATCGTTTTCTATAGTAATGCCGTTATCTTTTTTCAGCGTTAGTACTCTACTTCCACCAGTAGTTGCTATGTAATATTCTACACCGTCATAATCTTCTAGCAATTTAAGAATGTTATTTCCTTGTTCATCTACTCCTGTAACTATTGATTCAGAAAATACGTATTCTACGTTCCTGTAAATTTTTTCTTTAATTCCTTTATTTATTAAATAATCAATATCAGAAGCTTCTATGTTTATAGTTAAACTAACTTCTGTTTCTGTTTCTCCGTTACTTACTGCAACACTTTTAGTTATTGTGCTGTTTGTAGATAAAACAGGAGCAATTACTTTTATTTGATCTGTAGTTTCTCCAGTTGACCATAAGTAAGAGTAACTTATATCTGGGTCACTGTTTCTTACAACAGCATTTAAAATTATTTCTTCTCCTGCATTATAAGTAGTTTTTATAGTTTCAATAGTGATTTCAGGTACTGGGTAGTAGCTAAAACTACCCAGCATTTTCCATACACCTAAAGCACTAGTCGGTTGACCTCCTGCAGACCAAATTTCTAAGCTCATAATGTTACTCCAGTATCAAGACCACCATCATAACCGTCATGAGCGTAGTACTCTACTAAACTGCCTGCTGGTGTAGGTATGTCAGTTAAAACCAAACTTCCATTAACCCAAGCTGCAGTATCGTTAAATACAACTGTATTTGTAGCAGGATTAATTACACGAGTAAAATAATTACCATCAGGTATTCCAGACAACCTTAGAGTAATATCTGATAACTCAGAAGGTACAACAGGAGCAGCTTGAGCAGTTCCTGTTTCTGTATCAGAGCTAGAACCTCCAAGACCACTAGCAGTAGCTGTTATTGTCCACGATGTTGCGCTGTTTACCGTATACGCTCCAGTACCTGAATTAATAGTTACTGCACCCGTAGATGACCATACAAGACTATTAGTATTTGCAGTAACTGCAGTAGCTATTCCAGTAGTTCCTTCTACTAAAGTACCTAAGTTATTTATAGCTACTGTAGGTGCAGGAGTAACTACCGATTGAGCAGTACCGCTAACCGTATCAGAAGTTGACCCGCCATCACCTGTTGCAGTTGCAGTAATAGTCCATGCTCCAGCACTGTTGACTGTGTAAGCCCCTGTGCTTGCATTAATACTTATTACACCAGTTGCAGACCATACAAGACTGTTGGTGTTAGTCGTGGTAGCTGTGGCTGTACCAGTGTCACCATCCGTTAGTGTGCTGATAGTAGCAATTGAAACAGTCGGTGCTGGTGTTGTTACCACTTCAGCTGCAACAATAACTGTTCTAGTCACTTCTGTTGCAACATTCCCCGCCGCATCAGTAGAGTTCCAAGTAAATGTATAAGGTCCTGACACCTGACCGTTATATCCACCGTTACTAAACACAACGGCAGAACCATCATCAGTTGAGCTAGTAAAGCTTGGTTCAGCACTGCCGAACGGAACTGTTTGTGTTGCAGGGCCGCTGACCGTGATTATAGGTGCTGTTGTATCTGCCACCTCTGAAACATTAACCGTTACAATGACAGGTGTTGCTACATTATTTGCTGAATCAGTATCAGTATAAGTC